CTTCCCGACCGGGTAGCCGGTCCCGACCTCGGTCCCGTCCCCCACGGTCCGGGACGTGAGGTGGGCGTAGAAATCGCGGGTCCCGTCGCCGGGGACAATCTCTAGCTGATGTGAGCCGAACGCGGCCCCGTGGTTGCAGTAGACGACACGGCCGCCGCGGGCGGCGACCACCTCGGTCCCGATGGGGGCCGGGTAGTCGACCCCGGTGTGTATCCCCTCCCCGGCGGCGTTTTCGTCACAGGACCACCACGACCCCCGCCGGCCGTACGGGGTGCCGATGGAGTGACCGGGGACCGGGTTCGTCACCCGTCGACCCCGGACCTTTGGTCGCTGATGGAGACCCCGCACACTCCGCAGACGTAGACGTCGGGGGGTAGGTCGGGGTCGATCTCTAGGGCGATGGCGAGTCCTGTGTTCCCACAGTCCTCGGTATGGCAGGTGACGATCATGGTCGGCATTGTTTCGGACCCCTCTGCTATCGGGCGGGCTAGATGGTTTGGACGGCGTGGTAGGCAATCGTGGTCCCCACGGCGGACCCCGACAGTCGGACCCCCCACAGGGTGACCCCGGTCGCGGACACGGCCGACCACGACGCGGCGGCCTGTTGCGGGTTCCCCCCACCTACGGAGACCACCACGGCCGGGGCCGCGGTGAACAGTCCGGCGGGGAACGTGACGGCCACAGACGTCTGGACATTGATCCCGCCGGGGACGGGGGTGACCACGGTCCCCGCGGTCCCCACCCCGGGGCGGGTATCGACGGCGGCCGCCAGGTTGTGGATCGCGTCGTCCCCGTCCGTGACCCGGTCGGTCCCCAACGGGTACGGATACCCCTTCGCTGTGTTCGCTGGCATGGTCTCATCATCCTCCGGTGTAGGTGTCCCAGGTGGTCGCCGGGTCGACGGTGTCCCAACGGGTCGTGGCGGGGACGTCGTCCCAACGGCCCAGGTTCTGTGACGGCCCCAGACACGCGGCCCCGTCCCAGGTCCCGGCGACGGTGTCCCAGGTGGTCGCCGGGTCGACGTCGTTCCAACGTGGCGGCGGCGCGGTCCGGCAGTACCCCGAAACGACCAGCTCGAGGTCATGGCGCCCGAAGGTCAGGGTCTCGGTCCACCCCTCCACCCACAGGGAGGTCGACGTGGGAACAGACCCGGCGGCCGGTAGCCCGGTGACTTGAATCAGGTCGTGGGTCTCGAGTGCCAGCAGGGCCACGGTGTCGGCGTGGGCGAGGTCGGAGACCGCGACGGGAAGGTTGCCCATGATCCATACGGGGTCATGGTTCTGGACCAGTAGCAGGTCCCCCAGCGCGACGGCGTCGGACCGGGCGGCGAGCTGTGTGGTCGACGTGATCCCGAACGTCCCCCATCGGGCTATGGAATCGTCACGTTGGGCCACGTAGCGGGGGACCTCCCCACCTTCGGGGGCGACCCCGTACCCGATGGACACGGCGTTGACCATGCCTTCGGTCGTACGGGACCACGTCGGGGTGACCAGCACGTCACAGGCGTCCAGTACCAGCGACGGGGTCACCCCGCGGCGGTGGACGGCGTCGGCGTACCGGATATCGCCGGCGGTGGTGGCCCACAGCAGTCCGCCGGCGTCCTGTGCCACCTCATGGGCCAGGTCGAGGGCCGTTTGTGAGTCGACGTCACGGGCCAGGACCTCGACGGTTCCGGGGTCCGAGGTCAGGGGGTCCAGAGTGATCCCGGCGGCCGCCATGATCGCGGCGACACGGGCGCCGTCGAGCTGTTGGGGCCACGGTACGTCCCCCACGGTCCGGCGGCCCAGGTCGGCCAACGGGCCCACGGCGACCACCTGTGCCTGAACCCGGTCGGGGGTCTCCGGGCCGGCTTCCTGCCACCCCAACGACAGGTCGGTCACGGTCCCCACGAACCGGGTGTGGGCGACCCCGTCGAGGGTCGTGGTCACGACCACGGCGGCCCCCACGTCGACCACGGCGGGCCACGGCGTCACGTCAGAGTCACAGGACACATTGATCGTCGCGCCGGCGGCCTCGGGCTGTGACCCCGTGTCGTCCCGACCCTGCCTGATCGTGACGTCGTCCACCAGACAGGACACGTCGACGGGGGCCCCCCCGACAGGGGTCACGGTCACAGTGTGTTCCCCGATCATGGTGAGACCGTCACATTCTGCAACGCTATGTAGTTGATCGTGAGGGCGGTCAGGGACCCGGCCGTTTTCACGCCGATGATGTTCGCGCCGGCCGCGTTCACGGCGGTCCACGATGATGCGATCTGATGCGGGGACCCCCCGCCACAGGTGGTGACCAGCGACGGGGCCAGGGTGAACCGGCCCGCGGGGAACGTCACAGCGACCACGACAGGGGTATTCAGGGCGCCGGGGACCGCGGTGACCACCTGACCCGCGAAGCTCGGAGGCGCCGGGTCCGCATCCGCGCCGGCCGGCCCAGGTGGTCCGGCGGGTCCGGGGACGGTGGAGTCTGCCCCCGCGGGTCCGGCGGGGCCCGCGGGTCCGGCGGGTCCGGGGACCGTGGAGTCTGCCCCCGCGGGTCCGGCGGGGCCCGCGGGTCCGGCGGGTCCGGGGACCGTGGAGTCTGCCCCCGCGGGCCCAGGTGGGCCGGCGGGTCCGGGGACGGTGGAGTCTGCCCCCGCGGCCCCAGGTGGGCCGGCGGGTCCGGGGACGGTGGAGTCTGCCCCCGGCGGGCCGGGGGGTCCGGGGGGTCCGGGGGTCCCGGTCGAGGCGGCGGGGGCGGCGGGGCGGGGTGTGTCGCGGCGGGGTACGGACAGGGGCATGGTCAGGTCACCCGGAGACCTACGCGGCGGTCGTGCCCCTCGAGTACCCGGCGGACGGTCCGGGCTGTCCCCTCGGGGTCGATGGCGCCATTGATGTTGATGACCAGCGGCCGGCCCCCGGCGGTCGAGGTAGCGGCGGCCGCCGGGGTCCGGGGGCCACGTACGGCCGGGGCCGCGGCCGCGGGGGCCACAGTGTTCGGGACAACCTTCCCGATGATCCCCCCGATCTTCGACAGGGCCGCGGGGACCTTGATTCGGCCCAGCGCGGATATGACGTTCCCGATGGCGGTCACCACGTACCCAATAGCCGTTTTTACGGCGTCGACCGCGGTTTTCATTGCCTCCCACGGCCCCTTGAGTATCTTCTCGAGACCCTTCATCGCGGCTTTTGCCTTGCCGATGGCTTCCCCGAACGCGGTCCCGATGGCGGTCACGACGGCGTCGACGGCGGCGGCGATCTTGTCCCATACCCCGACGACCGCGGTTTTCAGGTTCCCGGCGACGGTGACGATCTTGGTTTTCATGGTGGCGAACGCGGACCGGATGGCGGTGGTCATGGCGGACCACGCGGTCCGGATCGCGGTGATCGACACCTTCCACGCCGTGACGAGGGCCTTGACAATTGCCTTGACGGCGGTGATGGCGGTGGTGATCTGTTGCACGAACAGGCGGGCGAACACGCGGACGATGGCTTTCATCCCGGCGAACGTGGCGTCGACCACCTTCCGCACCTGTGGAAACTTCTTATACAGGACCACGACGATCACGATGAGAGCGGCGACGGCGGCGGCGATCCCGACGACGATAAGGGCTATCGGTAGCCACGTGAGGGCCAGGACAGCGGACACGGTCGCGGTGATCGACAGGGCTATGTTCAGGGCCAGGATCACCACCACCAGCGCGGCGATCACCCCGACCACTATCTTCACAATCGTCTGATTCTCGGCCATCCAACGGGCCACCTTCGCGAGCACGTTCGCCACGGCGGCGAGAATCGGTAGCAGCGCGGTCCCCAGGTCCGACTTCAGGTTCTCAAATTCGGCGGCGGCCTGTTGGGTGCGGGCCGCCAACGTGTCCTGTTCACGGGCGGCGGCGCCGTGGGCCTTCGCCGTCTGTTGGGTAATCAGTTTCAGTGTCGCCAGGGTTTTCGCTTGCTGTTGGGCCTTGCCGGTGAGCTTGTCGGTCCCATCTGCGGCCATCTGCGCAGCGATCTTCGCCGCGGACAGTGAGGTCCCGTACTTCTCGAGGGGATCAAATTCGCCCTTCATGGCGGACGACAGGGCGGCGACTGCTTCGGCCGTGGTGCCCCCGAACATGGCGGCCAGGTCGGCGCCTTGATCTATGAGACCTTTGGTTTTCTTTGTGACGACGTCGAGGGGCAGGCCGGCGTTCGACAGCTGTGACCCGATGAGAGTCGCCAGCTCCCCGTACTCACTTTTGGCTAGTCCTATGGACCCGGCCGCGGAGTCGGCCCACCTCTTGACCGTGTCGGCATTCTTCCCGAACACGGCGTCGACCCCTCCGAACGCCTGTTGTGTCCTCGAGGCGGATTCGGCGGCATCCTTGCCGAACTTGATCAGGGCGGCCCCGACCAGGGCGGCCGGGACGGCGGCCTTACGTACACCCGACTTGAACTTGTCCATCGACGTCGCGGCGGTGTCGAGACCGCGTTTCGCGCTCGAGGCGTCAGCGAGAATCTTGATCGACAGGATCGCGGACCCGGCCATCGGTTCACCCCTTCATCTGACGTTCGGTCTCGGCCACGGTTGTCTCATGTATGTCCAGCAGGGTCGCTAGGTCCTCATCTGTTGCACGACCCGTGAGCCATTCGACGTCGAGTCCGGTGTGGTAGGCAAGCTCGAGGCAGAGCCGGACCCGGCCGCCGGCAGAGTGCCATCCGCCGGCGGCGTCGTAGGGTCGACCTCCTCGGTCTCGACGGCGAGACCTACACAGTCGACGTCGAGGAACGTCTCCCAGGTCCCCGCATAGAGTCCCAGGCGTTTCAGGGCCGACCACGCGGTGAAGGTCTCTTCGTAGTCCAGATGGGGGACGGTCCCGACCCCGTCTTTCACGGCGAGGGCGGGCCATCCGTGTTTCTGCGCGGTCCGTTTGTAGTTCATCACGTCGACGTGCAGGACACGGACGTTCTCGTGAACGGTCCCGTCCGCCAGCTCAATCGTGGCGAGGGTACGGGTCAGGCGTGGCACAGGTTCCTCCGGGCGATGATGGTGGTGGGGGTGGTGGTGGTCATGTTCCGTGGACCTTCCCGATGATGCGTTCGACCTCACGGGTGTAATAGCGGGTCCACGTGGGTTCGGTCGTATGGGCGGCGTCGACTAGGAACTGGTTGGCGGTGATGTTGCGGCGGGGCCATCCCCAATGGATAGGGCCCGCGTAGGGGACACGGGCCCCGCCGGCCCGGACCGTCGCGGCCGTTTTCGCTTGGTTCCCACGGATCGACCCGGCGAGGCGGCCCGACTTCCGGGGGGCCATCGCGGCGGCCCGCAAAGCCACGTAGCGGGCGATGGTGGAGTGGACGGCTTTCAGGTCCTCGAGGTCGTCCCCGGCGGCCTTGAGGGTACGGCGTAGCTCACGGGCCCCGTCGACCCGGACCACCGGGGCGGCGGCCACGTCAGGCGGCGTCGTCCCCGGCGACGCCGGTCCCGTAGACGATGACGGGTTTCCCGGTCGCGGTCCACTCGAAATCGGAAGTCATATCGGCGCCCATCTCGTCCCCACCGAACTCGAGCGGGTCGATGGTCAGGGTCCCGGTCGCCGTGGCGCCCACGGCCGTCGAGGGGGTGAACGTGAAGGGTTGCGCGGTCCCGGCACTGTTCCACGACAGGGCGTGTAGCCCGGTCCCGGTCGCCAGGTCCTGATCGACGTTCCCGGTCAGGGCGTAGGTGTAGGTGGTGGCGCCGGCCGCGACGTCCCCACAGAGCTTCGTGGTCGAGTCTGCCTGATCCTTGGACACAGTGATCTTGCAGTTGTTGACCAGACAGGAAGCGTCCACGGGGGTTCCGGTCTCCCCGATGGTGAGGGTTCCGGGGCCCAGGACCTCGGTCGAAATCGTCATTGTGGCGTCCCTTCAGGTGGTGGGGTAGGTGGTGGTGTAGGTGATGCGGAGACACGGGAGACCCGTGGGGTCGTCGGGTAGGACGAGGCGGTCGAACGTCTGTTTGTCGGGGGTGGGGCGTAGGCCGGCGACCTTCGCGGCCGGTCCGACACGGGCGGCGAGGCGGGCCAGGTCGATGTTGGCTTGCCGGGTCCCGGTGTCGGGGACCACGAGGGCCAGG